GCAGATCGACGGCGCGCCCGATGTAGTGCTTGCTCCCGACCATGTGACCTGAGTCGTTCGCCGAGGTAATCCAGCAGTCCACGCCGGCCGCCGCATAGATCGCATCCGCGCGGAGTAACGCGAGCACGATCGCCCCGTGGAGATCGTCGAAGCGGCACCGGTCCAGCCAGCGAATCACGGTCCAGGCTCCAACGACCGCTGCAACGGCAATGGCTCTCCCGTGCGTCGATTCACGCCGTCACGCCAATCCTGCACAATGCGGCGAATCTCCGACCGATCCGCGTCCTGGTTTCGCTCGATCCGCTCCAGGGACGATTTGACGTAGTTCCACCGCTCGGACCCTTGCGTCTCGACGACCGTGATCCGCTGATTCGTCGAGTTCTGTGTCGTGAAATAGGACGCGAGGACCGACACGACGATCGTCACGATCCCAATCACGAACTGCGTTTTGCCGTTCAGCGGCCCGGCCATGTGCTCGTCTCCTACGTCGCGACTTCTGAGGGCGACCAGTTATCCACGGGAAATCCGTCAACCGGCACAGCAAGGGCATCCACGACGACAATCTTGAGCGCCGGGGTTGGGGACACATAGACCGGCCCGGTGGTCTGCCCGGCGGCGTTCGTCACCAGCGGTTGTGCCCATGCCACCAGCAGATCCGAGTCGGTGAACACGTCCTCGGGGGTGCTGGTACCGGCCTGAAACACAGTGATTTCGGCCCCGACGACCGGATCGCCGTTGGCGTCAAAAATCGTGATGAAAGGTCCGTTAAAGAGCGTCGTGGCTGCCGTAGAATTACCCTCCTATGGCGTACGTCGTGCTCGCGATCGCGTTGCTCGTTGGAGCTCCGTTCATCGGCGTTGTTGCGGCCTGCGTGATCGCGTTCGTGGTCATCATGGTGTGTGAATGGCGCCGCATTAGTCGCAAGTACCCTCTCGACCGCTTGCCCTAGTCCACAAACATCCGGTACGCCGCACCTGCGCCCAGCACGCCAGCACCGTACTTCGCCGCTGCTTTCGTAAACTCACGCATCCGTGAGGCCACGGCGTACTCTCGCATGGCCGCTCGATAGGCCGCCTCTTGGCCTCCACTGGCCGCTGTTTTCGCTAAGGCCGCATCAAGCGCCACGCGCATGTTCCCAAGTTCGCGCCGTACGATTGGCGAAAGTCGCTGTGCTTCTTTCGATGAGAGGGCGCTGATATTGCTGTAGAAGTCGCGCATCTCGCGGTACGTCGGCTCTGGCTTTGTCGGATCCGTCGCGCGCTTGAGCAGATCGCGTACGGCCTTCGGCATCGACCCGCCGCGCTCAGCCAGTTCCGAAACGCGGAGCACGGACTGTCCAACACCACCGCCGACATCTACCGGCTTGTCACCGACAGCCGACATGACCTGCTCAAACTTGGCTCCTGCCCTTGCGCGCGTGGGAATAGACTTCGCGAGCTGCGCCGCTTTCGCTGCCGCTCCGGCTGCGAGAACCGACCCCACGACGCCGGTAGGAAGAATCGGCTCCCCCATAACCACCGCGTCAGGATGCTCCTGAAGTGCCCGCTGCATGACCGTGCGAGGACCGGAGGTGCTCTGCGGCCACATACCACGGCTGGCGTCTTTCGGCGGTGCCACAGGGCCTGTCGGCACATCCTTGGGCGCAGTGAGAGCTAGCATCCGCTGATGTTCCTCAGGATCGAGCAACGACAGATCGGCTCTGTCGTCCTGAAAGATTGCGAGGAGTTCTTTGTCGTCCAGCCTGCGATTTTGCCCTGGCACGTTACTTCGCACCTTTCTGTGCGGCCTTGCGTCGTCGCTCGAGTTCAGCCAGTGCGGTATTCGCGCCTGGCAACGGCGCCGCTGGTTTATTGGGCGGAACCGGATCAACGCCACGCATCTTGTCGATCAGCTCCCACTTCAACTTATAGCTGTCCTTCGTGTCGCGGTAGGCGTCCGGCACCATCGGCAACCAGAGGGCCTTGACGTCAGCATCCGATACGCGCGAGCCCTGCTGCTCCACCGCGAGGGCCCCAGCGAGCGCCATACGTGAATCCTGATACGTCCGAAACTCCGGGTCGTTGCCAAAGACGGCCTCCACGCCGCGTTTCACTGCAAGGGCACGCTGCCCCGGACCAACCTTGGTGAAAATCTTTGTGCCCAGTTGCTTCACCGCCTCGATGCCGCGCCCTGACGTCGCCCGTGACGCGGCCTTGTTCCGCATGTCGGCGGTGTCAGGCTGCGTGGCGCCGATGCGCATCGCCTCGGTCTTCGTCATCAGACGAACTTCGCCGGTCTTCGGATCCTTGGCCCAGAGCGTCGCGCCCTCTCCGGTTGTCACGTTGATTGGGCGATCGTCAGACTGCTGATACCGCTTGCGTGCGTCCTCAATGTCGGCGGGTGTCAGTTGTTCGACGGCCTTCCCCTTGTTTGCGGCGTAGCGGAGTACATAGTCCTCGAAACTCCCGACGTTCACGCCACTCGCACCAGCCGTCACCGGCACTTCCGCAACGACCTTGCCCTGCGCGTCGAACCGCTTGGATCCCGGTGACAGCGTGAAGGTGGTATCGCTCTGCTTCTCAGGCATGGCCGCGATCGGCTGCCCGTCAGGACCGAAGCGCGTCTGTCCCGCTGACAGCGTGTACGGCTCGTGCGGCTTGGCCACGCTCTGCCGGAGTGTCGCCATGAGGGCCGGATCGAACTCGCGCGGCATTTCCGGCGGCACCTCGATCCCGGCCAGCTTCGCCACCAGAAAGCCGTTGGTGTACTCGTCCTGATTCTTCGCCGTGCTCAAGATGCCGAACAGCCGGGTCCGCTGCTCTTTCGTCGCCTCCATCTGCAGCTTTTTCAGTTCGCCCGCAGTTTTGAGGGCATCGCCATGTCGCTTCATCAACTCCAAGCCGAGCTCACGATCAACGCCCATGACCTCGTTAATCGCTGCCCCCAGATCACCCCGATGCCTCTGGAAGATGGCCTGCAACTGCTCGTCCCGCCGCTTCTGAGCGTTCCGCTGCATCGCCTGCTGGACCTGCTGGGGGATCTGCTGGCCGAGCGTGGCGATGGCGTTGCCGAGGATCTGGCCGCGCGCACGGTGCCCTTCCGCGATCGCGCTCGCCTTGTTCTGCAAGATCCGCGAGACGTCGGCAGCGTAGTCAGATGCTCTACTCACAGCTCTTCCCTACCTCGCTCGAATGGCTCATAGTTGATTACCAGCGTCGGGCGCCCGTCTCGCTCTACTAAGTCGATCTTGGCCTCAAGCAAGGCGACTGCTTCCTCGATCCATTCTTTTGGCATCAAAACGAACTGCAGCGGCTTAGGTGACTGTTTCAGGCGATGCTTGATCGCTGCGATGAGTTCGTTTCGGTTCATACGCTGTTCCCGTGGTGGCGCAATAGGCCTTTACTTATCCGTTGCCGATGTCCCAGCGTTAACGTCTTGCCTTTGTGTTGCTCACTGATGCGATCCTTAAATGCCTGCGAATATGTCTTCCCCTTATGCGCTGCGCCAATCTTTAACCGATGTTCACGCGTTAGCGACTGACCCTTGCGACCAGCCCTGCGACTAGCACTAATACACTCCGGACTGCCGCACGTTGTTACACGCCGCACGCGCGCCTGCCGCTGAATGAAAGGTGACCCGCATGACTTGCAGGCCACAACGCGATCCGGCTTTCGTGTCATCTCCGCCTGCTTTGCGGCAGCTTCTTTGGCGCATAGTTTGAGCCGCTGTCCGCTTGCCTGCTGGAAGCGCTCGTGCAGCCATTTATTGACTAGCCCGCACTCACACGACAGGCCAAACATGCGCCTGTACTCGTTTGCGGAAATGCCGTGCGCCTTGACATGTGTGCCAAGTGCAATCCACCACTTCCCACACCAATGACACTGAATGCGCCCTTTGCCATTCGTGGTCAGAACTCCGCGCTGACCAAACACCGGAGTAATCACTTCGTCCATAGCAATGCTTTTTCCCAAGTCGAGTCCAGCTGTTGTCGCAATTCAGCCGCAACCGTGGTGCCCCACATATCAGGAGATGACAGCAAGATGCACTCGCATCTCATGCACACCATGATCGCCTTTATGCGATCAATCACACCGGCCTCCCTAACTCACCGAGACGGTACAGTTTGTCGAATGGACGATCTTGATTTGACTCAAAGATCGAACGCCCAAGATCGAACTCGCTCCGAGATCGGTTGTACGCATCGCCGTAGCCCTGCAGCGCCATGCCGATCTGGTTCTCGCTGAGATCGCGAAGCGTGCCGCCCGTGAGCAACGTCCCTTTCGCCGCCGCGCTGCGTTCAATCGCCTGCTGGGCGCGCCCCAAGGCGTATTGCAGGCCAGGCGTGTTCAGCGCGTCCTGTGCCGATGGGGCATTGAACTGCCCGGTGAACGGCGCGATCGCCGACCCGAAGCCATACTGCTGCGAAGCTGCGCCGGTGCCCAGTTGCCCGAGCGTCTGCGGCATCTGCCCGGTCTGCGCGAACGAGCGGAAGTTGGGATCGTTGAACAGCGCGGCATCGCCTTCGTCCGCGGCGCCTCCCGCGCGCTCCCGATACTGCGAATAGAGCGGGCGCAGGAACTGTTCGCGCTGCGTCAGGAGCGCATCGCGGTCCTGCCCCGTCTGCTGCGCGAGGTCGTAGACCTGCTGGTTGTCGCCGTAGTCCCAGATGTTCTCGGTGTTGAAGTAGTTCGGCGCGCTTGGTTGGCCGCCCATGCCCTCGCCGATCTGGCCCCAGAACTCCCGATTCTGATCAAACCATCCTGGCATCAGCCGATCCTCCGCGCGCCCGCGCGCTCAAACATCGCCACTTCCCGAGGGTCCACGTCCGCCTCTTCCCCGTCCGGCGCGCGCATGCGCACGAAGCTGCTGGCCGATTGCTGCTTCGCTCCGAGATCCCGCAGGCTCTGAAACTCAGGGCTCCGCGTGATGTTCCCCACCACATCCGGTGGCCCTGCCAACGGATTCAGCGACATCTCCGATTGCGCAGGCTGCGGCACCCCGCCGGGTGCCCGCGGAATGGCCGTTCTGGGCTGTGTGGCGTCCTCCACGGCCTGCGTGCCAAAGTCCGGCGGCATCCCGGTTAGATGGCCGAGCTGTGACAGCGAGTACGCGCCGATGTTGCGATAGGGCGCGTAGTCGGCCCGGTCCTGCTCGTACATCTTCTCGGTGAGCGCGAGCGATTTATCGGCCGCCTCGGTTTGCGCATCGGTGGCCTTGTTCGCGGCGCTGCGCTCAATGAGCGATCCGACGACGCCAGACCCCGCAGACGCGGCGGGAACCAGCACCTCCGGCGTCAGCCACTTCGACAGCCACGAGGTCGAGGGCTTCAGGATCTGAGACGCGCCCTGTGAGGCGACCTGTCCCGGCACCGCACTGGCCGCATTGGGAATCTGTGACGACGGAATCACACCCGCAGGCGTCGTGGAGCTCGTCTGAGTCAAGCCACCAGGACCCAGCGGCACACCCGTGCCAGACGATGGATAGTTCGGCTGCTCCGACTCCCCACTCGTCGAGAGGCCGCCACCCGGCGCCGGCGGCACGATGTTGCGCCACTCCTCCGGGATCTCGGGATAGCCGCCTCCGGCATCCATACCAGGCACCGGCCAGCCCTTCTCGATCGCCTGCTGAATCAGCCGTCGGAGTTCTTCGGTATATTTGTCGTAGTCGGCCTGTGTCTCTGCCATGCTGTTCCCCTAGCGCTCCACCTCTGCTACACCGTCGCGATCAAGCCGAAGGCTTCCAGCCGTGAGATGACGGCGTTAATCGCCGCCCGCGCTTCCGCGTCTATCACCGCCCCTCCTGACGCATCGGCCACCGACGCCCCTTGCACGATTGGCGTGCTCCCGTAGACCGCCAGTTTCTGGGTCGTCGCTGTGCCGATCTTGGTGCCGGTCGTCGCATTGAGCACCACATTGGCCGCATCTGGCAGCGTCACCGTGCCGGTGGACGGATCGACGAGCACGGGCGTGGCCTGCAGTGTCGCGCCGGCGGCGCCATTCGCGACGAGAAGCGCCTTGTCCGTGGCGCCAGTCGTACCGCCGATGGTCTGCGCCGCGCTGTTCGTGTTGCTGATGCTCATGTGATCTGTGTCCCGAACGCCTGAAACGTCACTGTCGCCAAGGTCGCATAGACCCGAATCACGTCTGTCGTCGCCAGTGTCACCCCCAGCGTGAACGTGACCGTGACATTCCCCCCAATCGGCACGTCAAAGGCCAGGTACTGCACATTGTTATCAGCAGCCCCAGCGATCGCGACGGAGATCCGAAAGCTCGTCGGCGTGGCGCTGCGATTACAGACACTGATCGTGCTGACCACGGCACTCGTCAGCGCCGGCACCGTGTACATGTCCGTCAGCGTGGCCGCGCTCGGATTCGACTGGGCGAGGACGCGATATTGCTCGGCCACTCAACCTCCCATGAGCAGCATGATCGGCGCGAACCGCCCACCGATCACCGACGCCGCCGCCTGCCAACTCGGGTCCACGCCATCGCTCGACAAGATCGTCCCTGCGGCCCCAATCGGCACGCGAATCGGCACCAAGGCATTGCGTGAAATCAGGTCCCCGCGTGCGACCATCGGCGATAGGTTCGCGAAGGCCAGATTCGCCGTGGTCGCGCTCGTGCCTCCATTCGCAATTAACAGAAAATTCGTGACGTCGGTTTGGAGGTCGATGACGGCGTTCGCTTGATCATTGAGGTTCTCAAAAAATTGCCGCCAGAACACCGGGTTTAGTAGATCGCCTTGCGTAACAAGCCGCTGCTCGGGATTGAAATACGCAGGGGCACCCTTCGCCATTTATGCAGCCTCCAGAGCGATATAATTGGAGCCTTGCCAGCACTGCCACCTATCACTCGAGGCACGCAGTTTTACCGCCTCACCGTGGTAACGCACCTTGTCGAGCGCAACTCCAAGGGTCAACACCAATACCAGTGTCGATGCGAATGCGGCACCGATTGCACTCGCACGGCTACCGCATTGATCAAGGGCTATGCACGATCCTGTGGATGCATGCTCAGAGACAAAGCGCGCCTCTTGAAACGCACACATGGTCGTAGCAGAACGACCGAGCACAAGGCATGGATGGGCATGCTGTCTCGTTGCTCTAATCCCAATGAGCCTGAGTACGCGAATTACGGCGCGCGTGGAATATTCGTATGCGACCGCTGGCGCGACTCGTTCAAGGCGTTCTTTAGCGACATGGGTCCAAAGCCCACGCGCGCACACTCGATCGATCGCATTAACCACAACGGACCGTACTCGCCGGAGAATTGCCGGTGGGCCACTCATCTGGAACAGGCCAACAACAAACGCAGCACGCACTGGATCACATTTGAGGGCCGCACGCAGACCTTCAGCCAATGGGCTGACGAACGCGGCATCCCGCGCTCCACGCTTTGGAAGCGTCTGCTTGTGAAGAAATGGCCGCTGGAAAAGGCGCTGCATCGTTAGCTCATCCCCTTCTCTGCGGTCAGGTACGCGTCCAGGAGCGCCCACTGCACCGGATCGCTCATCGTCACCTCAAAGACCCGATCACGGCCGCGCCCGAGTCGGCGCCATATCGCCCGACGCGAGTACTGCCCGATCCGACCCGCGCTGACCCAGTGCTCATGGCCGAATGTGAATCCTCCGTCATCAGACCAGCGGAGAATCAGTTGCGGATCCGCCCCTTGGCCTGTCGTCGTGCCCACACCAGCTTGGATGTCCAACTGGAACATCTGAAAGAACTGGATCAATTGCTCACTCGACAGATGCGGCGCACGACGGAGCCGGCGAATCGCAAACGTCGTCGAGGTCGGGGTGGGAATGTCGTCCACGAACAACGTGCCGTCCGTGTTCGATCCCGAGGCCAGCGCATTGTTGGTGCCGAGGGCAATCACGGGACACGAGTTCGACGCGCCAAACAGACCCGCGGCATAGTCGTCCTGTCCCACGCCCTCCTCGTAGACCGGGATGTCGTGGGTATACAGGGCCACGCCATCACTGATCCGAATCCGCTGGAGACGTGAGACGGTGGTCGATGGGAACCACCACGCCACAAACGCCGTCTGTCCAGCGTTGGCGTCGTACCCGAGACGCGGCACCGCGCCGTTGGGGAATTGCGACGTCCCGAACGTGTGAACCTGCTGCAAAGCACCGGCGGAGTCGTAGCGCCGCATCGCCGCGGTTCCTCCGCTGAGCGCGTACATCGCCAGCACGTCCCCGTTATTCATCACGAGGATGTCCGTCACGATGTCGCTTCCGACCCCTGCCGCGAACGTCGCCCCGGCCATGTTCGTGTTGAGATCCCACGTCTCGATGGCGGCCCCGGACGCCTGGAGGGCGTAGTACATGGTTCCGCCGTCATTGCTCGCCGCAATCGATCGCGGATTCGCGGCAAGCGCCGTGTCCATCGTCACCAACTCGACGCCCACGGGGCTGTACGCCTTGAACTTCGTCGTACCAGACTGCCGCACGGTCACATAGAAGCGATCCAGCGTGTTTTGGGAACGGATCCGAATGAAGTCCGTGGCCGGGCTCAGATCGACCGTCGCGACCACATCGAAATCGGGCGCGTAGAACACGAGGTCATCGACGAGGAAGTTTTCCAGCGCGATCTCACCATCCGGCAGGATGTCGCCAAAGTCGCCCTGCGCGAGCGGAAAGACCATATTGGCCACATCGCCAGTGGAGGTGTTGATGATGACGCCTGGAATGTGCCCCTGCACATTGAAGCCGCTTTGCCCGTCGTCGTTGATGAGGACGTAGCTGGCGACAATCGGCGCGGTCGGACTGGCGGAGACGTCGATCCGCAACATTGCGGAGGACAGATCCACCACGGCGGGGGCAATCTTGATGAAGTAGAGCGTGGCGTTCAGCGTGCCGACCTGGATCGGGGTCAGCGTATTCGGCGGCAGAATCTCCGTGGTCCCGTCGGACTCGTAGAATGTGATGTCCGGCACGTAGGTGCCCGTGCCGGTGGCATTCGCCGCGCGCACCTGAATGGCCAGCTGGCCCAGCGTGCCTGTGTACTGGTACCAAACCGTGAAACACGTGCCCGCGTCCGTCACCTGTTGGGTATTGGTGTACGGCAACGCGCCGACGGTGAGCGCCGTACCGCTCGTGGTGTTCGGGGGCGGCGGCATCTACGGTCCCACCACGATGTCATCCGACAACTGATCGATCGACAGCCGATACACCGTCGCACTCTGCCGATCACCCACCAAGATCGTCCCGAACGCCGAGCAGGCATTCCGCATCACATGCGGCGTCCACTGGGCGAGCGACGGCTGCCACCACGCGATCTTGATCCAGGTTTGCTGGCTCACGTCGTACACGATCGTCTGCAGCAGATCGGGGACATAGAGCGCGTAGAAGAGATGCCCCTGGTACTGAAACGTGATGCCTTCCGCCACACTGAGGTCAGCCGACTGCGCGAGGTAGTGCTCGACCGCATGCGTGGAGATCCGCTGCGGGCTGTAGCCGTTCGCGAGATAGACGACGGCCTGCCCTTGCTCGTCCTGTCCGATCCACGCAATCGCGTTATCGAGCCGCTTCGCGCTCCACGGTGCCAGAATCCCCTGCTCGATGAGCACGCCTGGAATCGGCTGCAGGGGCGTACTCGCGTCTCCGGTGTTGGTGTAGACGAGGGAGGTCCGTGTGCCGAAGAACCAGAGCTCACGGTGGTTCTGCACCATCGCCAAGAAGTTGTCCGACCCGATATTGCGCTCGTAGATGTCCAGGCCATCCCAATCGAGCGAATCCCCGAGCGCGGAAATATTGAACTGCCGCGTGCCTCCGACCAACGCGACCGTGTAGCCCTCGAAAAACGCGGTCTGGGTCACATCGGCCGGGAAGTCTGGATCGGTAATTTGCGTCAGGGTGTCGGCGTCGGTGGCAAAGACGTACCCGAGGCCACCCGCGAAGATCGTTACCTGAAATCCGATGGTCCCGTTGCTGGAGAAACTAACCGGCGCCGTCGTGCCAGCCACGATGCCCGTATTCGTGACGGCCCCGCCGCCGTCGGGAATCTCCCCGAACTCAGCCCCCGACACGCCGAAACAGCGGCCGTCCTGACTGAAGAGTCCTCGCGTGGGGGACTGTGCGGCCGTAAACCAGGCGTACGGCGCCACGCCAGGCGTGCCGTACAGGACCGCCCTGGTCTTGGGCGTGGTTCCAGGGGCGCCCCCTTCGACGTAGAGGTTGATCGTGTCCTCGGCGTTGAAGGTGCGCGAGCGCGTCGTGTCGAACGGGCCGACAAAGCCTGGGAGGCTAGCCATGTGTTACGGCCGGATGTAGCCCACCGCCACGTCATCATCCTGCGTACCTGAGATCCAGACCGTCGAGAGACTGAGAGTCGGCATTTCGATGATGAACGGCGCCTGCGGAATCAGCGTGACCGGGATCTCAATCCGAAACGCGTAGTTCGTGCTCGACAGGGCGGGACTGAACCCGACATAGATCACGGCCGCATTCCCCTCGAGCGCCGACAGCGACAGCCACCGGATGGCGCCCGTCGCGTTGGGATCCCCGATCGGAAAGGCCGACGCCAGCGACTGCGGGGTCGCGCTTGCGGTGATGTTCAGCACAAAATGTCCGGCGTTGTTCATACCTTGCTCCTGTGTTACTGGGTCACCCACGAGGCCCGGTGGCCGTACCGAGCGCGTGACGCCAGGCCCCCACTGCCGGGCGGGGAATCGAGCCCTGGAAAGACTGCAGCCATCGATCGCGCCGTCTGGTTCACCAACGACGAGGGGGTAAAGTTATTCGGCGTGGCCGCCGTTTGAATCCGGTAGCCAATGCCGCCCCGTGTATTCGTGAAGACCGTGAGGTAGCCGCCGTTGAGGGTCCACATATCCACCCCGCCAGCGACGATGCCGACCATGACGTTATTCGGCGTGTCTGGCGTGACGAGGCCGGCGGGAAACACACTCACCCCCACGTGCAACGCCGTGTTGCTCGGCGGAAACGCCATCGAGCCGGTATCGATCCCGTCATACTCCAGAATCCCGAAGAGGTTGCCGCTAAACCCATTCGGCCCGGGGATCGTCGCCGTGATCGTCTGCTCCCCCCCCGAGGCCACTGCGGCCCAGATCGCGGTACTGACCGTGTCGGGGTCCGCGGCAATCTCGGCCCAGATCGCCATCCCGATGTCGTCGGTGATCGTGACCCCCACCCCACCGGGCATCCGAATCGCCGCGATCATCAACGTGCCGGCCGTCACCGGGGCCGGGAACGCGAGATCCGCAGCCCCGGTACCGAAGATGGCCCCGCCCACGCCGGCGGATTGCACGAGCGTGATCATGGGCGATCAACAACTGGCGCAGACGGCCGCTCAGCCTCCGCAATCATCTGATCGAGCAATTGCAGCGCGCCCTGCTGGGCCGTCCAGTTCGCCTTGGCCTGCTCCGCCTCGCGCCGCAACTGCTCACGTCTGGCCTGCAGCCAGGCGAGATCGACGTGCGGCATTAGGTGCCCGCGATAGCCGTCACGATCCCGTTGACCACGGTGATCCCCGTGACCGAGGTAAACGGACCGCCAGACGCGCCAGCCGTCGCACCGACGTTGTACGAGGCTGCCCGGCAGTTGCCCGAGAGCACCACGCTCGTGCCTGTCGCCGCCCCGATATCCGGGGTCGTCAACACCGGCGCGGTGTACGTCGCCCCACCAGCGACCGTGCCGGTGATCGTCGGGCTCGCGAAACTCTGCCCGCTGCCGCCGGCATCCAGTTCCGCGAAGTTCTCATTGATCGCGGTACGGGTCTCCTTGGTGAAGGCCCCCTCCTGCGTAATCTCCTGCATCGCCATGACGTCTCTCCTGTGATCTTATTGGCCCGTGCCGGTATTCAGGTTGTAGCCGTGGCGACGGTCATAGGTGAGCACCGTCGCGTCCGTCTGCAGATCAACGAGTCTGTTGTTCGCGCGCTTGATCAGGCCCAGATGCTCACGCGCCAGCTCGACGATCTCCGGAATGTTCGAGAGTGAGCGACCAAACGGCGCGCACAGGCGCACAGCCAGGTTGTATTCGAGCGCGTCCGCGTACCCCGGCAGATCAGGGAAGTCGTACTCGGTGACGAGATCCGCAAACCCCGTGAACGCCGTCTGCAGATAGAGCACGAGTTGGTTCTCGGCCGTATTCGGCCGTGGCCAGAGCACGATCGTTCCGAACGGATAGGTCGGGTTGTAATACACGCCCGTAAACTCGGAGTTGGGCATGTTCTTCAGTTGATTGCCCCAATACGCCTGATCGGTAATCACGGGCCGCGGAATCTCGACTGGTTGACCGTTGACCGGCGAGGCGGTGATCGTTCCAGTCGCCGGGGTGACGGGTGTGCCCTGCACCGTAAACGTGAACGTGTTCGCCGTCGGCACGCTCTGAACCGTCTGCAGTCCGTTGTAATCGAGTTGGATAGCGCCGCTGATGTTGGTCTCGTCGCCCACGGCATACCCATGTCCGACGAGCGTCACGGTGGCCGTGAACCCGCTGCGCGTGATCGTCACGGTCTCGGGAGTCCCCAAGGCATTCAGCCAGAGCGCCGCCGCGGGAATCGTCAACGGCCGCGGCACGTTGAACTCGCCGCCAAGGCCGATCGTGTACGTCTGCTGATTCGCGACCAGCGGAAAGACCGTACGGACAACGGCCGGAATGGTGCCAAACTGGGTCCGCCAGCTCGAGACCATCTGATTCAACCGCCGCAGCGACTCCTGTGCGTCGGGCGCTGTGGCGGTCTCCCCCTGTGCCAGCACACCCGCCAGCGTCAGCGCGCCGTTGATGAGCGTGCCGGCTCGTGCCATGCGCTACGCCTCTGGCGTGAGCGACGTCTTCGGCGTGTTGGGGCCACGGCGGCGCCTGACCGTGGTCACTGGCACCTCGGGGAGATGGGCGCTCGTCGCGTCATCCGCAGCAGCGGCTTCTGCGCGGGCCTTGTCGCTCATGGTCCGTTCGCTGTAGGCACGCTCAGCCGCGGCGACCGCGATCTGCTGCTCCAGCGACTCCACGTAGGCGATCGCCGCCGCCTGTCCAAGGCGATAGCCCAGACGTTCCGCCTCGGACGCTTCGCGGTCGCTGCCGACTTCCTTGTAGTGCTCCACGAGGAACTCGCCGTTGGTGGCGCTGCGCGTCATCTTGTAAAAAAGCGCCGGCCACGGCTGAAACCCGACCGTCTCCCGCGGACGGCCCGGAGGACCGAACGGGGAGTAGCCCATCTCCCATTTCGCCATTTCGCGCGCATACGGCGCGGCGGGGTTGTGGACGATGCCACCTGGCACCGACCTGTCACTGAACGCTGATGTAGCCATGTGTCCTCACTGAAAGGCGTTGGGCGGCGTCTCTTGGAGTGGCGCCGCCCAACCGTGCTTACGACATCGCGACGTCGATACTGGTGAGCGTGCCCGACAGCGGAGACGGCCACGGCACCCAAATCTCGTCCATCGCCATGTACGAGACATTGCATCGTCCGGTCGCGTCGAGGGTCGCCGTCACCAACGCCCCCCCGCCGGCCCCGCCCGCAATCGTGATGGTGTGCGCCGCTGAGCCCACACCGGCAATCGTGATGACCGAGCCGTCCAAGTCCTTCGTCGGCAACGGCAGCGTCATCGCCAGCGCGACCGTCCCGTTGAGCAGCGCCAACGCATCGGCGCCCGCCGGCGGCAACGCCAGCGCGCCTGACGCGCCGTAGCTGTTCACGACGCGCGCTCGGCCGGCGATGAGATAGGGCGCCACGGTCTGGGGAGGATTCTGCTGCGCCCAGTCGGCCTGCGTCCCGACGACCACCCGCGACGTCACGGCATGCGCCGTCGCGAGCGTGCCCTCCTGACCGCGCAACACGGGGACGATCGTCGCCCCGGCCACGTAGCCCTTCGTCACTTTGAAAATCTCGCCGTTGATGCGGACTTCAAAGCCGATCGCGATGCCCGTCGCGGAGGCGACCACGATCTGTCTGGCATCGACCGCACACGCGGCCGAGAGAGTGGTTTCTACAAGTGCCATGTGCCTGATCTCCTACGCTGTTGGCGCGTTCTGTTACCAAGCCCACACGCGACTACGCCGCGGCCACCGCGCCACAGTCGGTATCACCTAGGTGTCGACGACCTGGTAATACGCCGAAGTAGGGTAGAATTGCCGGAATGATTAAACCGATTCTCCCCGTGGGCACAAAGCACGGTCGCTTGACCGTTGTCGCCTTCGAGCGCGACCCGAACGATCCGAAACACCCGAGATACCGTTGCCGCTGCGAATGCGGAACGGAGATACACGTTCAACGAGGAAACCTGCCGCGCACCCACTCGTGCGGCTGCATCAAACGAGAAATGCTGAAAGCCAAGGCCACACACGGCATGAGGCACACGCCGGAATATCGTCTGTGGGCAGACATGATCAACAGATGCGGAAAGACCACAGGCGCCGCCTACGCCAATTACGGCGCTCGCGGGATTACCGTCTGTCAGGAATGGAGAGACTCGTTTGAACGCTTCTACGCCGCCCTTGGACCACGGCCGACGCCTAAGCACACTCTTGAACGGATCGACAACGACGGAAACTACAAACCTGGAAATTGCCGCTGGGCGACTCGCAAAGATCAGCGAATCAACCAGCGGCGAATGGTGCTTTACACCTTGGACGGCGTTACCGGAACGGTTAAAGATCTCGCGCTGCACTTCGGAGCCAACCGCCACACCGTCCACGATCGGATGTGGCGACTTGGCTGGGACATACGGCGCGCGATCGATGCCGGTGTTCATGTTAAGTCCAAGCAAACACAGGACTTATCATGACCACATTCGGCACGCGAAGTACGGCAATATCGCCGCGCAGCCTCCGATCGTGTCGCAGCGTGACGGCGACTGATCGGTCTGGATATTGAACTGCTCGCACCAGCGGATGGAGATCTTGGTGTCCTTATCGCCCACCGTTTTCGCATTCGCACCGGCCAGTCTGTCGGGCAGATCCACCATCGCGAACGCGAACGCCGCGGGGTGAAACATCAGCGACTGCCGCGACTGCGTGGCCGCCATCGTCGCGGCGACCGTGCCCGTCGCACCCTTCCAGGTGATCGCCGCGCCGTTCGCCGGAGAGTTCGTCACCGTCTGCAACTGCCCGCTCGGGATGATGCTCGGGCTGATCGAGAAGGTGCCGGTGGTCACTCCAGCGAGATCCGCCGTCAGCACGAACTGCTGCAACTGCCCAGTCGATTCGTAGCTTTCCGGGTTGATGCCGTAGACGCCGTCGATCGTGAACACGTCACCGGCCACCATCGCGTAGGTGCCCATGCCGCTCAGCGCCAGACTCGAGCCGGTCTGCGAGGCTCCAGCCACAATCGGTGTGGCGGTCGTGAACGTGCCGGTCGTGTGGATCGGCATGTTCGGATCCCAGAACCACTCGTCCACACCCAAGGCCGCGCCCGCAAACTGGCCGGTCTTGAAGTACTTGGCGATCTGCGCTTGCGGGTTGAACAACGCGAAGTTCGCCGCGAGGAGGGACGACTGGGTCAGCGGATCAATGACCGCGCCGAGCTCGCCGTCTGGCACGGCGTTGTTGTGGAGCAACGCGACGGCATCGGTCCACACCTGATTGCTCGTGATCGGGACACCTGGCGTCCCGGCCGAGAAATAGACCGCCTTGTAGACCTCTTTGCCGGCGACGACATCCCACTTGTTCGCCTGGCGACGGCCGGCAGGACGGGTGTAGCGGTCCTGCACCATCTCGATCTCAAGGGCGTCCTGTGCGGACGACCACCCCATGCCGATCTGAAACTGGTGGTTGATGGTGAGCGGGACGGTCTGGTTGAGAATCGACTGCTGAACGAGCGCCTGCCCTTCGTTGACCTGCCACCGCTGCTGGATGCGGACCTGCACGGTGTCACCGATCTGCGCGCCTTCGGGCTTGTTGCCCCAGTTCTGCTTTTCCCAGGTGCGATCGAACCGCCCGATCAGCTTCAGGTTGTTCTTGAAGTTGACGGCGGTATCTTTCGTCACCCAGGTCGGGGTGATGAGCGTATTGGACATCGGCCGTTACCAGCCGAGGAGCGACCTGTTTAGCGGCGACGACGTCCGTAGGCTTTTTCGTGTTCGGCCAAGGACGATTCATCGCCGGGAGGGTCATCCCCGGTGTTCATCGGCCCTGTCCGCACCGGATTAGGCGGGCGAGGCGGAGTCAGCGATTTCAATGTACCGGCGACCGATCCGGTGTTCACGGCCTGCGCGGTAACTTTCGTGAGCCGACGATGTAAGAGCGCGACGGACTGCTCGTTGACGGGAAGATTCACCGCGAGCAGGGCGATCTCATCGAGCACATCGGGATGAGTCGCCAAATGATACACAAGGTCTGGTCCGTTGTCAGCGGTAATCAACATCTCCGTGAGCACGGGCGGCAACGTCAGATCGCCGGCCGCATCCAACTTCTGCTGGAAGTCGGGGTGCGCTTTGGCGAACTCGGTGACCCGGGCGTGATAGTCCTCAAGGACGGCTTTTCGCGCGTCCTTGGCGGCTGTGTCGGCTGTGGTGAGTTGCGAGGATGCCGAGTCCTTCTTTGCTTGCTGTTCCCGATACTCGTCGCGGGCATCGTTGTAGGCGTCTTGGGCTGAGCCCCAATCGGGATATTTCTCTCCGATCTGCTCCTCAAACGCCTTCCACGAGGGCTTGGCGACTGGTTCGGCCGACGGTGACGCTGCCGCGGTGCCAGGCGACGCGGCGGGTGTCCGCAGCTTGACAACTTCCGCCTCGGCCTCTCGCAGTTTCCGCGTCAGTTCCCGAATCCGAGGGACATCCGCAGGGCCAGCGACGTCTTTGGGCGCCCGATGCCGTGAGGGTTTGGCGAACTTGCCCTCTTTGTCCCGTTCAACCGTCTGCGTGACCGTTTCGGCTGGCGTGGCCTGCTCATCGCTCTCGCGAGCGTCGATGCGCGCCTCCCGGCTGTACGACGCCTCGTGATCCGACAGAGAACTCTCGTCCGGCTGTGTCACGGGCTGCTCAGTAACTGGCTCAGGCGCTTGCGGTGCTTCCATCGTTCCTCATCGCGGCGTCCATCGCCGCCTGTTCGTGGGCTGCATTCCTATCTAGGTCCGCCTGTGACGCCGCTTCCTGCCTATCCGCGTCGGCCTGCTGGACCGCGTTGTGCTCGTGCAGCGACTGCTGCTCAATCTCCGCCCGCGCCATGCTCTGCGCCGAGCCTAACTTCGCCATCTCGATCTCCAACTCCACTTCCAGCTTCCGCATTTCGAGCGCCATCTTCTGCGTCTCGATACGCTCCTTGCTGGCGAGCTCCGCGGCCGTGCGCTCGTTCTCGGCCTGCTCAGCGATCTGCTTCTGTTGGAGGGTGGCATTCGATTTCACGACATCGGTTTTGATGATGTCGTTCTGCTGCTCGACCTGCTGGGTGAGCATCTGAATCGCCTGCTGCGCCTGCGCCAGTTGCGCCTGCATCTCGGCGGCGTTCTGCCCCTTGCCGAGCGTGGCCTGTACCTGCGGAAGCAAGACGGCCTTGTACCGCTCGCTCATTTCCTCATGGCCCGGACCATCCTGATACTTGAAGAACAGATCGCCCACGACCTGGAGTTGTGTCGGATCCGCCGCGATGATTTCACCGAGCGCCGCGGCTTCCTCTTCTCGACGGGTGTTGAAGTTCTTGGACACCTTCACGGCCACGTTGAACTCCGCGTCAGGCGTCAAGCGATAGAGTTGGGCGTCCTGCGGCGCCTCCTGCCCCTGCGGGATCGGCATGGGCCGCGCCTGCGGGCCGTCTCCTTGCACGGTAAATGGCTGACCGACGATGACCGCCGACATCTCGCCCTCTGGGTTCATCATGCGGGCCATGCGGCCGGGCCGCCCGTAGATCGGATACAGCAGGTCGTTGATGATGCGCGCTTCATGGCGCATTGACCGCACAAGGTTGTCGAGGAAGTTGCTCGTGCCCTGCGTGGCCTGATCGATGAGCAACCGCGCCATGCGACCGCTCTTCACGCCGGGCTGAGTATTGCCGAGGGCGGTTTCCGGGACGACGCTGGTGGAGGTGATGGCCTGCCCGAAGATCTGGACGCCCATCGCGATATCGGCAATCTCCGATCGCGCGTCAACGCGGAATGGTGGCGGAGCCGCGACCTTATCGCTGTCCTTCTGGTTGTAGTGCAGCCGGCTCAGGGTCCGGGTGTTCGCCGCGTTGTATTCCTCCTCAAACCCTTCATCCTGTCCGGCCGCCATCATCCACGGAGGAATCGGCGTCAGCCCCACGCGCTCGACAAACTTGCTGATGACGTAGTTGTTCCCGCGGCAGGGATCGATCATCGGCCGCACGATCCCCTCGCACCGCCGCTCCTGATCGTACGGCTGCAACTCCTCCCCGAGCACCTTGATGATCGGGATGTAATGCCCAGGCCAGTCGGTCTCGTCAAGCACCTGCAGGCCGTCGAGCTTGCACCACTTGATGTGCTTCTCGACATCGACGTGCGAGATCGGCCCGTACGTATCGGAGACCTGCGTGACGCCGTCTGGCAACTGCGCGAGGTCGTCCTTCGGCACCGCGCGCCCATCGCTCAGGTGATAGAGCGTGGTGGAGGTCCGCTCGGTGTACCAGTACTCGCAGACCCGCACCATCCGCGTTTCGCCCTCGGTACGGAACCATCCAGGCGCCTCGTCCCCGAACGCGCGCCACTCGTCGTCAGCCGTGGCAGCGGATACGCGGTTCTGGCGCGCTGACGTGCTCGGAAACTCGGCCTTGTAGCGGTCCCACGACAGATCGACGCCGACAAACGCCCAGTCGGCATCCGATCCGTCTGGTTGCTCGTGAGCCGGATCGAGCGTCACCGCGCTCTGGTTGTAGAACCGATGGACGTAGATCTCCTGATCCGCGCGCTTGGGGACATACCGCGTCATCACACCCCAATAGCCGCGGCCGGCAATCGCAGATCGGGCAAACGCCCAAGTCCGCGCATCCGCCGCTTCGGAATCACGCTGGATGCGCCGCACCAACCCCTCACGGAGTTTGATTTCCGTGTGGTCGATCGAGGTGTCCATGTCCCCGAAGTCGTCAGCGGGGATGACCGTAATCCCAAGGTCCGCGTTGCGCTCCTGATTGAGCACCTGGCGGACGGGCTCACGTGTCTTGTTGATGGTGAGTGACGGCCTGGCCGGCACGATTTGCTGGGTGGACCCAGATCCAATCGACTGGCCCTGCCGCGACTTAAGGATGTCGCTATCCCACTGCTCACCTGCGTAGAAGCGCAGATCCTCGATCTCACGCTTGCGCTGCTTCTCTTCGGCGTCCTGCCCTTGCTGGAAGCGTTCGCGGGCAAGGGTGACGAGCTTCTCTCTGGCCGTACTCATAGCTTCAGGAGCCATTTCAGGCGCTGCCAGCGAGACAGGCCAGTCAGGTGCGTGGTAAGGCTGAGGCCGAGTGCATCCACGTCCCGCTGCGTGACGCTGGCGGCTCGCGCGGTCAGTCCGTGTGAGGCAACGAGCGCCCCAATCGCGTCGTCATGGCGCAGCACGGCCTCCGTCACCGGCTCGCCAAGCGCCCGGCGAATCTCGCGACGAGAGGCTTTCGCGGCCGATCCGTTCACGTCAGCAGCCCTTCTTGCCGGGTTTCTTGCGAGCCATCAGCCTCACCTCCCACCATGCGTGTCAGTGCGCAGCCGCTCAGTGCGTCCGCGGGACATGCGTTACAATGCGCGTGGCCGGTGCGGCGTGGTGGGCACACGCAGGCACCAACGAATCGCGGCGCGCAATCTCCGCGAGCTTCGGGTGTCGCTTCTGGTTCAAATCCGGACAGCCGGCCATTTACCGCGTCCTCCTCGCAAAGTGCGCCCGCACCACCGCCTCCGTGAGCGCCAGATCCACAATCGCTCTGGCGTCCCCGCTAAGACTCGCCACGACGTGATCCCGCTGGGCCGGGATCTCCAACAGGTGCAGGATCTTCAGCGCCCGCTCAGGCGTGACGGGACGCGGACGACGGGTCCGATCCGGACTGTTTAAGAGGCGACGGACGATCTCAGCGGTCTGCATCGTGAAGCGGGCACCAAAAACGATCAATTCCGTCTGCGGTTACACTCGGCTTACAGCAACAATCAGGTTCGATATCCAGCGCCTTGATTCGGCGCCGCAGGTAACGCTGCACTGCTTCAATGCGGAGCGGCTTATCAGTGGGATAAAAGATGCGACGATGGACCCGGATATCTACCGGCTCCCTGTCATCGTCACGATACCGAACCGATTTCCACACCTCACCGCCGAAGCAATAGATGCGGACGGGCTTGCGCCCTAACTGGCAAGACGCCTCATATGCCACCCACGTAGGCGTCACGTGTATCACCCCCTCCAACCTTGCTCAGCGGTCTGCACGTTACAGGTCGATGCGCCCTGCGATGCTCTGAATCCGCGCGAGCGCGTACTGCACGCGATCAACGAGGTCGCCCATCGGCGCACAGGGGGGCTTGGGCGTTGATGCGGTATTCGCCTCGGGTGGCGCTGGCACCAACACCGGACTTAACCTGTGCTCCAGATCGGACACGGAGCCGTGAAGCGCATCGGTGAGCAAATCAAGCCGACTCGTGAGCGTTTCCCTGTTCTGAGCCACACCCATGCCGGGTGCGCTAATCGTCGCCGTGCCGTAACTTCCACCATTTCCGTAGGCCATCTGTTCCTCCATCACCGTCACCCCATCCACCCTTGCGGCCCCATCGGCATCGGGGCAGACCGAGACTCCGCCTGTTTCACCTTCGGCAACCGATACCGCACGGCCAATCCCCTGAACGCATCGGCCGCGTGACTCGCAAAGTCATGCACCGGCGTCGCCTTGAACTCCGCGAGCCGCTGGTTGTAGTCCCGGCGATAGTGCTGCAGCGCTTCCAAGCCCACCTGGCACTTCACCTCGTCAAACCAGCAGCGCGAGAACAGCAACCGCGCCGCGTTGATCCCTTCCTCGACTTCCACACCCGCCTGACCGTGAATCCGTGGCGTCACCTGGAACCGCAGCCCGAGCCCCGCCGCGGTCTCCAATCGGGACTTCCCGCTACCGAGCTCCCGGACGGCGATGTCATGCGGGGCCCAGTGCTCCCCGTAGACGTAGCCCTTGCGTTCGAGCACACTGGCGTAATGCGGTAGTCCCTCTCCGCTCGCTTCGTAGTAGTCGATCAGCCGGAGCTCGCCGGACCGGAGCGATTGGCTGAACCAGATCGCCGTGTGATCGCCCACCCCCAAGTCCCAATCGGTATCGACCTTGAGCATCGGGTCATACGGCACCCGGGTCATGCGCTGATCGGCCCTGGCGCGCTCTAACTCGGTCGCGTAGATCGCCCCTTTGACGGCTGCTTCGAAGGAGCATTCGAACTCCTGCGCGTACTCGTCCGGCGTCATCAGCGCTTTGGCTTGCGCGAGATAGGCGGCGTCTAAGAGACCGGTCTGCGAGGCTTTGTATTCGCGGAAGAACCAGTCCGAATCGCCGGCCGCTTCACGCGCTTTGGCGTGCTGGGCAATCTCGTAGAACTGGTTTTTGCCGTTGGGCGTGCCGAGGAAGAGGGCGGAGCCGCCGCGATCGACAAGGGTCGGTCCGATGACCTCGGAAAAAGTCTTGGCAGGATGAAGCCCAAATTCGTCGAGGACAGCGCGGTCCAGGTAAATGCCTCGTAGTGCGTCTGGATTGTCAGCACCGAAGATACGAGCCTGCCCGCCATTCGGGTAGTCAACACGCAACTCCGATTGATTGAACGCCGTCCCCGGGATGGGTCGGGCGTAGTGCTGCATGTAATCCCAGCTGACCGCCTTGCCTTGCGTGTAGGTCGGGCCAATGTATGCGACACGAGGCCGGTCTTTCTCGCACATCGTCGCTGTCTGCTGGTTGACGTTCACCCCGAGCACCGTCTTCCCGAACCGGCGATGACACACCAGCACGCCGAAGCGCTTTGAGCGACACAGCCGGCCAACTTCCCGCTGCAGCGGTCTGGGCGTGTAGGGCACGATGACACGCGTGGGAGGCGCTGTGGTCACGGTGTCTCCACGCGGTGGACTGACCCCATTTTGTCTAACGATTTCGCGAGTCTCACTCCGGCACCTCGTGGCTAATCACGAGCCCGCCCGAGTGCTCGACCTGCACCGACTCAGTCGGCTTGCCTTCGGTCCTGTCCAGGATGTCCCGGGCGGCGGCGTACGCCGCTGAGGGGAACTCTTTCTGCGCGACCAGCCACTGCAACGCGTCAATCGCGGGGTGTTGCAGTTTGAGCAATCGGGCGCGCGCCGCTTCCTGTACTTGCGGTGCCGCCCCGCCATGGAACCGACAGACTGTCCCGCCATGAATCGCTGGACGCTTGCACCGATTCCCTGACTGTTTGGAGTGCGCTGTACACCGGCTGTCCATGCGGTCCACGGCATCCATGGGGTCCTGTGACGGTTTGGCCTTAATCGGGCCGCGCGGGGCGTGCTTGCTGGCCACCTACGCGACCTTCGAGGCTCGGCGCCGGGCCGCGAACGACTCCGCGCCGAGTTCACCTTTGTCGATCTGCCAGCGCTGCATCCTCGTCCACAATCCCTGATACGTCAGGCCCAGCCGCGTAGCCGCCATCGGCAACGTGGACGCCTGTCGCAAAGCCATCACGGTCTCCTGCCGCACCCCAAGACGCTGCCGCCGACGTCTTCGCCGTGGCCGGATGTAGTCCTCACGCGCGAACGTACTCCGCTTGAAGTTCACGCCATCCATACGGCCACGTAACGCTTTGACCGTGATCCCCAGCGTGGCCGCCGCCTCGTCCAACGTCGTGGACGTCCGCAACGCCTCAATGGTGCGCAATAAGGTAGGCGACGACCGGATCCCGGGCCTCTCGCGCCGCTGAGCAAGTACGCGTGGCTCGCGTACGCGTGGCTCGCGTACGGGCCGGATGAGTGGTGGCGGTCCTGCACTGCCGCCGTAGTGCGGTGGCGGCAATTCATACGCCGCATACCACGCCTTCTCGCCTTGGAGCCACCGCTCGTAGTGACGTTGGAGGCGGCAGAAGTCCTTAGCCATCCCGCCCGCGTCAGGGTGCGCCTGCGCCATGCGCCACTTCCACGCGCGCTTCTGATCGGCGTACCAAGCGTCGTGGACGGAGATATAGACCACGCAGCTCCCAATCCGCACGACGGCAGGACGGCCGTGAGAGAAGGGCACCAGCGCCGTCATTGCCGTGTCGCCGTACACCCGCGCGCATCCGTCACAACCAAACGCTGCGGAGACCACAGGACCTCGACCTTCGTGATCGTCGTCACGACGCCGGCGACGGTCGCGGTGTAGCGCAGCTGCCGCGCGCCCTCCGCATTCGACGGCCAGCTGATACTCGTCACGACGAGCGGCGCGGCGACACAGGGGTTTACTGGCGGCGGTGGTGGGGGCGGCGCCGACGTGCGCGGATCGGACGACGGCACCCACGGTACGGTGGAGGTCGGCGGCTCGTGCCACCAGCCGGTCGCTTCAGGATAGTTGGTATTCCGCGCATACACGAAGTTCGTCGGCGCCCACCAGACCAGGAGGTGCGCGTAGCCGCCGGCGTGATGAACGCCGTTCAGGAGGATTCGCGTATCGGGGGCGATCGTCCAGACGCCGAGTACTTCGTCGATAATTTGCCCGCTCCCTGGTGTGATGGTGGTCCCGCTCGGTGACGTCCCTGGCGGCGTCGGCGGCGCGGCAGCAGGCACATACGCCGCGACGACGACGCAGTAGTTCCCTGGCGCCATCGCGCCATAGGTGTAGGCGAGCGCCAGGCCGACATCGGTGATCTGCGTGGAGACGCCGGGCTGTGTGAGCCGAACCTCATAGCCGCTGACGCCAGCGGTCGTCGCGGGATCCCAGAGAGCCGTGAGCACACCGACTGTGTGCGACAAGCAAAACGACGGCGACGGCAGACCAAACACCTTGGTCTGCGCCGACACGGGCACACCGAACACGAAGAACGCAATGATGAGCGACAGCAGTCGGCGCATCGTGGTTTGTAAGAGGCGCAATGACGAAGGAGGGCGATGGCGAGTCGGCAAGGCTAGATGGAGATGGTAGGCGTGTGCGGGATGTTTGCGGACCTAAACGTCCGTCTACGTGCTAGGTGGGCTAGATTGGTTATTAGTTCCACATGAAACAGGACGCCAATGCGTGGAACGATACTCGTCGAACTGTTCGTCCGTGATCCGGTAGACGTATCGTTGTCGGCGTTTCGTGGCGTTGGCCTTCAATCGACCATCGCGGATTTCACCACGGACGAACTCAGGCGACATACCGAGCGCACGGGCAACGTCTGAGGTCGTCACTTGGGACTCCGAACTTTACAGTTCCTAGTAGGCCAAGGCAGCGCCTCAACGGTAATCGCTTCACGGAGACGTTGGACAGCGCGGAACCATTCATGTCTTTCGTGAAGGCCAGCGAACCTGTGATGCCATTCCCGCTCAATCGCTTTGGCACTGTCCCTGTCAGGCGCCGGCAGATACGCGAGTGGCCGGCATGGAAACGGGCTGGCCTGGTTGATGAACTTGAAACGGTGAGTGACGTCTTCGGCAAAGCCGATCTTTATGAACTCATGGCATTCCACGAAATAGACGCCCTGGTGGTGAGCGACCCGCTTCGGCTGGCTCAGCTTCCCTGCGACCATCCGCACGCGCCAGTCGCCGTCTCGATACTGACCTACGGCACGACCTTGCCGAATCCAGCCCCTCACCGTGGACTCAGCGAACTTGTACGTAGCGGCGAACTCTTTGACCGTGAGCCAGTCTTCGTGCTCGTCGCTCAGGCCGCAGATCCACATCAACGATGCAAACGCGACAAACTGACGCGTCGTGCCGTACGGCCAGAGCGCGGTTCCAGCCATCGCCACCAGGAACAGACCACTGACGATGACAAACGCTGCCGTGTCTCTACTCATGGGCGGTCCTTCAGAGACGGGACTATGTATTTGTTGAAACAGGCTCCGTCCATCGCTAATTCCTACCTGCCTTAGTTTGCGCACTGTGGCTACAAAGCCACGGTCATCGTTTGCGCTCTCAGATCAGGCGTACTAGAATGACCACAGTGGTCATATCGATACGCTGCCAATGAGCGCGAATCTCAGCCCAAGCCAAGGCAACATCTACCTCGGCGTCCTGTTGTTTCGTGATCCGCAATCGGAAATGTGGGTCGCGCAGGCCATCGAACACGACATCTCGGCAAGTGGTCCTACAGTTGAAGCGGCCCAACTTGCGTTTGAGCGCGTCGTCGCCGGATACCTGGCGCTAGACCAACGGCACCAACGCGAGCCGTTCTCCACGCTACGCCCAGCCCCACAGGTTTTTGCTAAAGCGTGGCAGCGCATCGCACAAAAACAGACCCAAGCCCTTCATATCCAGAACTTCGACGCCTACGCGATTCAGGCAACGATGAACGAGCCGCCAGCACTGACGATGTAGCAGTGCGCTGGTGCAAGAACTTCCACTCATCAGACTGACGTTCCCGGAATTTCGTCGGATTCTGGAACGCTGCGAGTGTCGATTCCTGGTGCAAAGCGGAGCAGCAAGCCGTGTGGACGTTGCTTCGGTTCATCAAGAAACAGGAGGGAGGGACATGAGGAGGGTAACAGGCTCTCGCGCTGGCCGCACGGCCCCATCGGCGCGAGGATCCACGGTGCGTAACAACACGAAGGGCCGTTCCGTTTCCTAGCTAGGGAGTGGCGGAACGGCCCGTGATGGTAAGTCTTTTCCTTGTCCGTCGTCGTCGTGGAGGACAAAGACTCGATCAACCGCGAGAGTCCGCAGGTGCAGGGACAGACGCCGCATTCTTCCGCCCCAAACGTGTGCGCACAATCAATCGACCGCTTCTCGCACGTCAACGGGTGCCGAACAAATTCCACGAGTTGGGAGAGTCGGGACTCTGCGAGATCGGCTCGGGCGCGTTGCTTCTGCCACTGCGCCACAGCCTCAACGGCAACCGCTGCGAGATCGGCCCGCGAATACATCTTCTCCGCCCGCTCGCGCAGTGCCGTCCCTCCCTGATCCTCAGACACGGGTGCTGGAATGTCCGCGCCTGAACCATGCGGGCCTTCATGCCCCAGCGCCAACGCGCAGCGATACGTCACCTCAAACGGTTCATCGCGTGGCGGCGACGTTTGCGGCACGGGATAGCGGCCCTCGCATCGCTCAGACACGAGAGGGGATCGCTGATCGTCGCTCATCGTTCTGCTGCCTGTTTGATGTCGCCCTTGCCGACGAAGCAGCCGTCAGCCCCGTGACGGCAGTGCTCTAGCTTCACTTCGGCCATCTGTTCACGAGTGCCGAATTTCATCGTGATGATCTTGCCGGTGAGCCGCCCGTATTCCTCGAAATGCGGATGCTGGCGATTCACGATTTGCACGCGCGGGAGGCGCTGATCGTCGCTCATGAGGGTGGCTCCGACTTCGGCTTAGATGAAATCTCGTTGGCCCACTCAGCCAGCCTGTCGGCCATCGTTTCCATTGTCGGTAACACGTCCCGACTGCGAAGCAACCGCGCGAAGTGGCGCATCTCAGCGGCTACTTGCTGAACCGTCTCGTCATGTTCGTTCGTGCTCATGTGGTGGGCGGTTCCACGTATTGAAAGTGCCGAGTGAACGGAATCATCTTCACGCCGTCCAACGGTTCTCGCGTCAGGCGGTATTTCAGATCGTCACCATCGTTGGCGCGAAGAATTTGTTGTGTGTTGACCGCGCTCAGCGTGACCTTTGACGTGGCCTGATGCGCTGGCGGCATTGTCGCCACGCCTACCAGTTCGCAGTTACAGTAGTCCGCCGTCAGGTGCAGCGCCTTGATGGTCATCGGCACCATGACTCGATCGCCTACCTTCAACTCACGTCCAAATGCATCGTGCATGGCTCACTCCTGTCATTTCGGCGGCTCCGGGGGAGAAGGAAGGCGCTTGAGTCTGTCGATCTCTGCCGCAATTAGCGCCCCGGCTTTTTCGAGGTTGCGGATCGGATCGTCGCCTGGTTTCCACCAAGAACGCTCCCACGGCCAGTGAACGAGAATGTTGTCCGTCGCGACTTGTTGACCGCGTGCCTGCTGTGCCGCGCATGACGCGTAACACAACGCCGCTGCCACTAACTCGCTTTCACGGTGCGCGTCATCATGCTCCGGCGTCCAGCCTTCAACATCGATCTGCCGTTGACGCTCAGCCGTGATCTGCTCTATGCCTGTCATTTCGGTAGCTCCGTGGCATGCCCGATGAATCCGAGAAGACTCAGCGCCGCGGTGTGAATGGCTTGTTCATCGGCTGAACTGATGTCGCGGCCAGACAGGTGGTTGTATCCGATGGTGACAACCTGCTCGCCATCCCGTTCGACCGTGACGTACCACCGAACTGGTTGCCGTGGATGCACCTTATCGCCTGTGCAGTCGCTTGCGTCACGCGGTAGTGCGGCTCCACAACCCTGACAGGATCGCGGCTCCCATCCCTGCGCGGGGAGGGCGGCAAGTTTCACTGCGTCGTGCGTGCCACGGCAGTAACCGCACCACCGGTCCTCATCGGTCGGATGCTCTTGTTTGCAGGGACGCACCTGCGTGTATAGACAGGGGTGTGTCGTCTCGACTGGCGGCTCGCCGCGCTGTGCCCATGCTGGCGGCTGAACCGTGTAGCGGGCTAGCTGCGCGGGGAGGGCGAGCGCCGCGAGGAGATCGCTGGTCGTCGTAATGAGCGCATCTAGGTCGTCGGCCACGTCGTCGAATATCTCGCCCATTTGCAGGTAGTCGTTACGTTCGGCAGCGTCGAGTCCGTCACAGCGTTGCCGATACCATTTGGAACGCGACACCGAACGCGCTAACAGCTTCTCTGCCGTCGCTCGCAGAGAGGACCGATCCTCAGACACGGGTGGGAGACGGTCGGTCATAACGCCACTGCTTCCTCAACTGAACTGACCACCACAACCGGGACACCGGCCGCCGCCATCTTGGCGTGGAACTTTTCTTGCGCCTCGGTGAGCTTGCGGGCTGAGGGCACCTTCTCGCCGTCTTTGATCTCCAACCACAGCGCCCGTCCAGCCTTGGCGATATACAGATCGCTCACCCCTCGGCCGACCGCGCTCAAGTCGATCACCGTCCAGCCGCAGCGTTCTAAGGCGCGCATGACCTCGCCGTGGTTGCGATCCTGTTTCGCCGCTCGTCTCACTGCCTGGCACTCCAACAGCTCTGACACCACCCTGGTGGATACTGACGCCACTTCACCCCACACGATTTGCAGCGCTGGTTCTTGGGAATGGCTGCGATCCGTTTCAGCTCCCGTGTCCGCGCTCGAGTATCCGGCCCTGATGGCAGTTCGTCCCGTCTCGGTGCTCGGATCAGCATGGCGGGTGGGCCTTTCTGGACCCATCCCTCTGACGACACCAGGGCGTGCTGCTGCTCGTCTTGACGATAGAGCGCGGCTGACCAAATGACTGTCATTCAACTCGCCTTCTGCTGGGCATACGTCATCTGTAAAATGAGTGGCAGCGTGCAGGTTCTGACCCTGCTCCAGAGCCGCGTTCTCCACGTCCCGCTCTTTCTGCCGTGGTTGATTACCGTCTCCATCCGCGATGTTCCGTGGACTAACGGTGCGGTTCCGATGTCCCCGTGTTCTCTGGACTATCACCTTGTCGCATGTCACCATCCATGCCGACGCTGCCGTGTTTCTCTCGCCACGCACGCCAGCACCAGCAGCGCCGTGCGTAGCCGCTCATGTCCGTGATCCATCCGCTGTAACACAAGCCGCAACTGGTGAACGGCGGCACGTAGTACACCGGCTGGCGCTTACGCGTCACGATCTTTAGTCGCACGTTCTTCCTTTGGGATGAACTGCACCCGGAGCCGCGCTCGCAGTGCCACGGCCACCTTGATCAACGATCGACAGGACCACCCCCGATACGTGGGATCTTCCATGCGCGACACGTCCGCTTGTGTGGTGCCGATCATCTCGGCTAGTTGCGCTTGGGTGTAGCCACGTAGACGCCTGACACGCTTGATACTGTTCGCCAGAATCGTTGCCGACCACGACGCATCACTCATTGTTCCCTCGTCTGCTCGCTGGTGAGGCACGGAGGCACCCTAGTGCTCGACAACATCGCCATCGATGGGATCGCCAGTTCCCAGTAGGCGCGGCATCTTGCCAGTCTCATAGGCCGCCGCGATCTGCGGGATCAGCACCTGCCCGACCGTCTTGTTATTCGGCATGACGATGTGCGCCAGGAACTCCTGTTCAAGCGTCGTGATGTCGCTGGCGACCGCTTCGAGTTTGGCTTTGATGACGAGCAGCAACGCCCGCCACCGCTGCCGCGTCTCCTGATCGATCTGCGTCTGCCTGCGGGGATTCGCTTCAGGCAGCACCAACTCGAAGCGCACCATCCGATTCTGAATCCGAAAGCCGAGCATCGCGCGGCCGTGTTCCCAGCCTGAGATGAACTGGTCAGCGCCGTAGCGCGTCAGCACCTTCTCGATTTCAGCCTTGGTCCGATCCACCGGCACCTTTGTGCTGGCCGCGTATCGCTTCATTGCCATCTCAACTCGCCTCTCGTTCCTTCTTGGCGTCGATAGAATGCGGGCGCCGGTCTTGGTCTTGCGACGGTATGCCTCCGTCTTCCTCACCGGCATTCCAAGTCGCAGGCGGCGGATTTACGTCGCTTTCTCGACCACCGTTCTCCGCCCGCGTGCCAACCTGTCGCTGGTCACCACCCGCAACCATCTCGTCCCACTTCGTACGCCGCATCCGTTCGTCGTTGGTGAAGAACACAGCAGACGGCAGCGCACGCTCAAAAGCATCAAGCGTCCTTGCGTACCAATATGTATTGCTGCCTTGCTGGCGACGACGCACGACAACGCCACGCTTCCACATGTGCGTCAGTGCTTGCCCAACCGTTGAACAGCCAGGGAGCAACGACGAAATCATTTTGACGGTCTGAGGCTCATGGTCACTCAGCACGCCAAGAATCTGCTTCTCGGTAAGCGAGTTCATCCATGCCGTATGCGCTCTGGTCGGTCGCTGGCGACGTGGCCGAGGAACGACTCGATAACCAGTCGTCGGCGGCGCTGGTTCTCCGTCGATCCAAGCAACGATTCGCTTCCACCACTTCATAGGTTCACCGGCCATCTTGTGGGCATGTCGCGCACACAGTCTGCCCGTGCGTCAGAAATCGCACGTGAAGGCACACCGCGCAGATCGTTCGCCACTCGATCAGTTTCGCAGCCACAAAGTCACTCATACACGCCCCTTCGACGTCACCTGATCCACCTGAGGAGAAGGACAGGACACCACGTTAGGAGGCCTGCGCTTTCTGCCGTTGCACCTGGGCTCGAGCGCGATCGATCGCCGCCCCAACCACGCCTGAGTATTCAAGATTCGACCGCGCGCATTGGCGCTTGACGGCCTCCATGAGCTCGCCTTCGTCATACTCCGGGTGATCCGTCATTACGTGACGAGCCAAGGCGGCAATGACGCGGACGGCAGGCTGTCCGTTCGCCGTCTCCCGCGATCGTTCTCGTCTCAGCATCCGAATCCGAACGTCGTGGAGTTGGGGTTCCGCGCTCTGCGCGTGTTCTTGCTTTTCTGGTTCTTCTGGTACGTGGTACGTGGTACACCGTTCAGAACTCGTTTCTAAACCTGTTTCGTGCGGCGTTATGAACGCGTTTACAACGGCGTTCACAACGCGTTTCAAACCACGTTTACCTTGAAACCGCTCGAGCCTCTTTTTAGCCAACTCGCGTTCCGCTAGCACCTTCTCACGCGAGTCGTTCCAGTCAAGGTAGTCGTTGAACCGATAGCCATCCTCTACTTTTGACCAGAGCGCCCGCTTACCTTGCACCGATGGCGTGCAGAGCTCGGCGGCAACCTTGGTCTTATTTGGTGCCCTGACACCGAACGCGTGAATGGCATGCTCCGGTATGAAGCCGTCTGTCAGGTTGAACGAGCAGTACGCGAGGCCGCACGTCCACATCCGATGCGCGGCGTCTGACAACGCGAGCAGCTTCGCGTCGTTGTTGATCCGATCGTCCAGGCGAGCCCACGGCATTAGCGGGCCATCCATTCTGCTGGCATCTGCTTTCCGAGTCGCACAGCGAATGCAGGCCGCTTGTCCGTGTCATCCCATCGTCGAGACGCATTACACCAAGCGCACGACGGCTGAAGGTTGCGAATCGAATCGTCACCGCCCTGATAGACCGGGATCACGTGATCGCGTTCGATGAACCATTCGTCAGAGCCGCAATGCACGCAGCGGTTCTCGAAAAACTCGACCATCGCGCGCCACTCCGCGTTGGTGTGACGGCCTTTGGATCTGGCGATTGCCATGCGCTCATGGCGTGGGCGGGAGTACGTTCCGGTTAGGACTGGCTTAGAATGTATCGGAGCCACGCCGACCTCCACTTCAGGTTGGTTGGTCAGGGGCGCGTCCGCTGTTTCCGCAGCGCCGCGTCCCGCCTCATTGCGAGGCTCCTTATTATCCATCGTTTCGCCCCACTTCCCTAGTAAAAACTCGCTCGTTTCGCCCTACTTCTTTACCTTTTCGACACGCTTCGGCTGAGCGCCTTCGAGAAGCGCATTCACGAAGAACCGAATCAACGTAGCCCCGTAGAACGTTGTGGAATATCCGACCGTGCCCTCAGCGATGTACCTAAACAGGGTCAACGCGGCGCGCGACTGCTCATCAATGTCAGCGCCGATAGGCGGTTCAAGAAGGCGCACCGCATCCGGCTCCTTGCACTCTGCGATGACGATGCCGCATTCCTTCTCGATGCGCTTCAAATCGCTCGCCTTGATCGTTCCTGGCTTGATCAGAAATAGCGGCTTAGTTTTGAACTTAGCTAGGGGCTCGTTGCTTATCTGATCAGAAACGGTTGCTGGTGTCATCTCGTTGTTCCCCGCGTCGATGTTGTCGGTCGAACTACCTCAGTTTCCCCAGTGCGCGCAACGGTCTGTCCTTCCTTTTTCTGTGTTCCACGGGCAGAGAGACGCGGGACAGATCCACTAGATGCCGTGTCCGTAACCGTGCTCGTGTATTTCAGCAAACAGCGGTAGTTCAGCCTTGAGACAATACGGGGAGAACCAGATCCGCTCTCGCTCGCGGTTCTCTTTGCCGCGCTCCGTCCTCGCGTACCCGCCATGCGCTTTCCACGGGACGCACTCCCAGGTATCCGGGATCGGATTCTCAACATCAGGCCCGTTGTGCTCGCCCTCGTACCCGCACAGCGCGATCCGAAACTCCGGGTTGTCACCGTTGGCAATAGCCCATTCGCGGACGGCGCCGCTGATGTTGTGGTCCTCGGAGTAGCACCGCTCGCGCATGTCGTGGTCGTACGGTGGATCAAGGAGCACCCCACACAGCCCAACGTAGGTGGTCACGCTCGGCGTGAGAACACGTTTCCAATCACCGCAGCAGACGCGGACACGCCGAAGCCGTTGAGACAAAGCTGAGAGGTACTCGTACAGGCCACCGGAGGCGACTAGGGGCGTTGACGTAACGCCGGAGATACTTCCGCCCTCGGCCGCGATGCGTGGCATCTGTTCGGTCAGCCGTGGCGCGTGGACGCCGGAACCGCCACCTTGGCCACCTCCCTGCCAGCGACGGTTGCTGTTGACGCCAGCGCCGGGACGGTTCAGGAACGGCTTCTGTTGCTTCGGTCGGTGTTCAACCACGCCGACACGATGAACGCCGACGCCTTGGCCGTTCCCGGTCCCGCTCATGCGCTTGTTGTGGACGCCTCGGTTCGCCGCCGCGCCGACGCCTCGCCCTTCCCAGTCCGGCCGCGAGCACCAACCCGAACCAATCCAGAGGCACTGGCCCCATACCCACCAACCGGCGATCTTGGCGTCGAAGAACTCCGGGTCCGCTTTCATGGACGCCTGGAACTCCGCCTGATTCACCAGCCATTGATGCCGCGCGTGAAGGTCAGTCTCGTTCACCGGATAATCGGCGTAATAAGCGACACCTTCAGGATCGGCTTGTAGCGCCCGCCAGAAGTTCGCTAGATAGCAATCGAGATCGTTGACGGTCTCTACCCTTGGGATATGCGGACGCGCCAGCAGGACCGCCAGCGAACCGGCAAACGGCTCGTTGTAGGTGTCCACCTCCCCCAACCGTCGCCAGATCAACTCGGCCGCACGGCTCTTGCCACCGAACCACGGGAATGGAGCTTTGAGCGAATCACCCATCCGAGCATCTACGTCAGTTGCGGTCACGCCTTGCCCTTGTCCTGTGAGATACGGCTTTTGTTGCGAGAGTCGGCACGCATCCTGCTCCGTCCGTCCGTCCGTCCGTCCGTCACGGTCTCAGCCTCGGACACACCAGACAGCCCGCACTCGGCACCGTGGCGAACACCTCGCGTCGGCAGCAGAGCCAACAGATGTGCGCGGCAAATCGTTGCAGCGAGTCATAGGAAAGGTGCCCGCTCATCGTTCGGCGCTTTCATCTGACACGTCGTAGACGTCGGCTAATTGGAACTCCCACGATCCGTAGTTCATGCCGTCAGCCGCCATCTCTCGCCCAGTGCGCTCGGCTTCCTCTTGCGTCTCGGCCTCAAGGCGATACGTCGCCAGATATTCAACCTGCACAATGACTTGATAGAACGGCATTAGATGTCCTCACGCTTACAGGCAGGACGGCGGGTGCGGTAGATCCCCAAGCCGGTAGCACGGGAAATCCTCCCAGCGCGCGATTCAACTCTCTTTTTGCTCACGTCCGCCGCCTCCAGGTCTCACCAGAGTCCACAACACCATCCGGTTTTTCTTGATCGCGCGGCCTTTCGACCCACGGCCTATACGTGCGCCACGGGAACAACACGCTGACATAGCGACCGAGAATCTTCCCGTTCAACCACCAGCCCACCTGCCAATCAGCGTCGTGATCGTCGTAGATACGCGACAGGGCGATCCGATTGCGCCCCCAGAGGATCATTCCGCCACCGTGTGCCGCTTGGGCTTCATCAGCGACTCCACAACCTGATCCCATTCGCGCTGATGATGGGCGCAAATGTCGCCGCCCTTAGCCTTGACACGCTTACAGCCCTTTACCGGACAGGCACGTGTGGCGCGCGCCGCTGCGAAGGCTCGCTTTAGTCCCTCGCCCATTCAGTCCCGCGTCACCTGTCGCACGGCTATTTCCTCGCGGCTGACAAACCACTCGCCAGCCTTTGACTTCCGCCAGAACGTCACCGCCGCGTTGGCGTCCACGGGTTCCTTCGCGCCAGTCATCCGCAGCCGGTTCTTGTGCTCATCGTTGTGGCACTTGAAGCAGAGCGTGATCCGGTTGGATGGCTCCCACGAGCCACCTGCGCTGGCGTAGACGATGTGCGCGCGGTGCCCCCTGGTCGTGAGTCCAATCACATCCGGGTCGCTCTTGCGGTCACAGGCGCGGCAGGCTTTCCCGTCCCGTAGGTCGATCTCTTTGTCCCACTGCTTCCGGTTCGCTGCGTCCAGCGCGTCAGCCTCAATCCGCTCGTCCACGCGCGATGGGAGATCGCTCTTGAACTGGCTAGAGGTCCACGGGACGAAGGCGCTCATGCCGGTACGGCTTTCGCCGCCTCGCTCGCCTTCCTGTCACGCTCGTAACCAGCGGCTCTGTACGCGTCGTACAGGTCCAGCACTTCCACGATGATCGACGTGCCGCCACCGTTCTTGATGTCGAGCTCGCGGGCTTCTACAGCCTCTAGGACTGACGCCGCTTCGGCGTACACCTTCCAACCTTCAAGGCCGTAATCGTGAAAGACCAGATACTTGTTCATCGCGGTTTACTCACCGTCCCAAAGGTGCGCAGCGCGTGCAGACGGCCGTGATTCTGCCGCCACACCCGCGTTTGATGCGCGGCATATCGACGCTCGGGCCACTCTCGAATCCACGCGACTGATTCTTTGACGCGACGGATCAGCCAGTCCCAGAGAGCACGCAAATCAGGATCTCCCGTCGCGCGTGGACGGCTTTCCCGAGTCAGTCACATGGGGATCTACCGCGTCGGCGGCCAGTGCTTGCTCAACCATCCACTCGTAGTCGATGCCGTGACTGTCAATCCATAGTTCGACTGCTCTATCCGCGTCCTTGGCCGCGATGGTCAGACGGTCATACTCACCACGCTCGGTCGCGCTCATGTCGCGTAGTACCGTGTTACGACCGGACATTTGCAGGGTCGCCCGTTCACCATCGATCCGATACAGGATGTTCTTGTTTCCGTTGTGACGGCCAATGATCGTAATCGGTGTCAGGCCGCGCCAGTCGCTCAGAGTCGCGCGGATCGCGATGCGCTTCATCGGCTGCTTGCTGACTGCGGTCAGCCGCTTAATCAGATCGTCCTTCGTTGCTGCTGTGATAGCCTCGCCGTCCACAATCGCACCGAAGTCACCAGTGCGATAGTCAACGCTGACTTCGTAGATGACGCCGCCGATCAGTTCTTGCCCGACCACTGCCCCTGAAAACACCACGAATCACCTCAGTCAGTGGACGCGGTAGATCCCCATGCGCGGATCAGCAACGCCTGACCACGCGCGACAAATCTTTCTTCTTCACCAGCCCTGCTCCATCGGATACTCCGTCTCACGCAGCAACTTGGCGATCTGCTTCTGTCGCCACCACTGCCGACAGGATCGATACCCGGCATACAAGCCAGCACTCAGCGCGAACAATCCCAGCACCCCAGCCGAGACGAGCCAGATCCAGAGGAGTCCGTCACGCATGTCAACCCACCTTCCGCCAGTAGTCCTTGTCCGGTTCAGGCGTCTGCACGTTGAGGAAGTCCCGCGCGAACTCCCTCACCCGTTCCACGAAGTCAAAGAACAGCTCGCCGGTCAGCTTTGAGGATCGCCGCCCGTCTGTTTCCACTTCCAGGCACTCCCCAGTCAGCCGGTTGAAGAACGCGATCCGCTTGTGCTCGTTCGGCAGGAACCGCTCAACCATCGCGTCGTGGATTTCCTCAGCCGTCATCTCCTGGTCTTTCGCCATCAACTCATAGACCACGCCCCAGAGATACCGATTCGCCCGCTGGCTCCGCGTGGCCTTGTAGGGCTTCAGCGTGACTTCCACGCGATCCCCAATGTCGAACCGCTCCGCGACTGCCTCCGCAATCTCGACCCGTGTGTCGGGGTCCAGGGCCTTCCCTTTCGGGCCTGTGACGACGACGCCCACGAACGGCAGCGAGGGACGGACAGCGACTCGGACCATCAGCCAGCCTTCCGGTCCACGTCACCGCGGGCAATGACCTGCTGCACCATGCCGCGTTCGCAATAGGTGCAGCGGCAGTACCAGAGGCAGTCAACCAACGGTCCAACGCCGCAGTCCGGGCACTGTTCATCATAGGGATCGATCCCGAACTCGCGGTTGTCCTCGCCGTTGTAGTAGGGCGCGTCCATTACGCCTCCACCGGCTCAGGCACGAGGGCCCGCCACTCGTCGCCGCAGAAATCGCAACGGAACACGGCCCACTCGCCTGGACCGAACACGCGCTCCGGTTTCACCGCCGCCACGATCTCCACGGCATCGCTCGCACCGCAGTCGGGGCATGGCACGACGGGATAGCCTCTGAAGTCGGTCATGGTGCGACTCCGGACTGCACACGAAGTCGCTCGACGAACTGCTTGAGGGCCAAAAACACATCTGGCTCCAGCACAATTGTGTTTGTGACCTCAATACCGTTCTCAGTCGTCAAGACAAGTCCGTAGCCGTCGAACTCTACGTAGACGCCATCACCGATGTAGTCCTTCAGCCCAGTCATATCGCCACGGCCTCAGCCGCCTCCTGCCGCACGACGCCCAACTTGACCGCCAGCGCCAGCGTCATCTCGACATCGGCCCGCACGTGAGCCGCTACGGCCTCCCAGTCGCCCGCAGACACCAGCCCCGGCACGTCCTTGCCGTCGATCGTGTCCGTGCAGGGAATCCCAAACCGCCGACAGAAAGCCTTGAGCGTCCGCCGCATGGCGCCCTGGTCGTAGGTGCCGTCGC